TAAAAATGTTGATAATTATTTTGTTAATCCTGATATGGGCAAGTCGATGGTACAACCTAAACAACCACCAGCTCCTACACCTATTGAGAAAATAGAATTTACTAGAATTGCATCAGAAGAAAAACGAAAAAATGCACAACTAGAATTAGAGCTTAAAGAATTAAAGAGTAGAAATGCTGGGATGCTTTTAGATCAAGAAATTAGAATGAAAGAACTTGAGTTAAAATACAATGCTCAAATAGATTCACAACAATTAAGAGCTGACGCAAATTTAAACAAAATCCTAGTACAAGAATCTATTAAAGATTTTAGAAACACAAATGACAAATCACAAATGTTACAAAATCAAATTGAAAGTTTAAATGAACAACCTGGAACAGGGCGACCTCCAAAAGGAACAGACCCAATCGAACAAGGCTAAACAACTTTTAGAAAACGATTTATTAAAAGCAGCATTTATTAAACTCAAAGCTTTATATTCAGAAAGCTTATTTAATACTGGTGCAGCCGAAACTGAAACTAGAGAAAAACTTTGGTTAGCTTACCAAGTGGTCGGTAAAGTAGAGCAACACTTTATAGAAATTGTTGAAACAGGCAAACTTGCAAGTAAGCAATTAGAAGATTTTAGAAATAATATTAAGAATAAAGAATTCTAGTCACAATGATTGGGATAAGCCAACCTCATATGAGGAGCTTAACTTAAAAAGGACAAACACATGGCAGACAATCAAGGCAACCCTTTAAAAGGATCTGAAACTGATATGCAAAAAGCAACAAAAGCATTAAATGGATTATTAAGTCCAAAAGAAGAAGATATTGTTGGACAACAAGCTTCAACACTAACACAAAATTCTCCTGAACCAACAAATGAGGAATCTTCAAACGAAGATCAACCTCAGGAACAGGAAATAAGCGAAGATACAGAATTATCTGAGCAAGAAGTATCTCAAGACGAACAACATACTGAGATTCAAGAGGAACTAGAAGATTCCACCTACAAGGTAAAAGTTGCTGGTCAAGAATTAGATGTTACCCTTGATGAATTAAAGAACGGTTATTCAAGGGATAGTGACTACAGACGCAAGACGGAGGAGCTTTCTCATGAAAGAAAGAGCTTTCAATCTGAGTCTGAACAACAAAGGCAAGACTTATCTAAAAAGTTTGACGAAGTTAATCAAGCTCTGTCTTATGCCCAACAACAATTAAACCAGGAGATTAGTTCTGCTGATTTATCAAAGTTGTATGAAGAAGATGCCACAGAAGCTGCAAGAATAGAACATCGTTTAAGAAAAAAACAAGAAGTTCTTAATGACAGCATTGCTAAAACTGAAAATGCTAGGAAACAAGAAAAGCAAAAGTATATTATGGAACAACATTATTTGTTGAAAAGTAAAATGCCTGAGTTATCTGATCCAAGTAAATTAGCAAGTTTAAGCAAAGACCTTAACACTAATTTAAAATCTTATGGTTTTACAGACCATGAAATTAATGATGTTAGTGACCATAGGATAATTCTGTTGGTTAGAGATGCTATGAAGTATCGTAATATGCAAAGTTCAAAACCGAATATTGCAAGAAAAATTACTAAACCGAATAGACCATTTTCTTCTGGGATTAAAAAAGATAGCAACGATGCACTTCTAAAAACTAGAAAAGAAAAGTTTAGTCGTCTAAGAAAATCTGGCAGCACTAAAGATGCAACCAGTATGTTTTTAGACATGATTAATAACAACTAACCTCAAGGACAAATATAATGGCACAAATAACAAACACATATAGCCAATATGATGCAAAAGGTGAAAGAGAAGATTTATCGGATATTATTTATTCAATAAGTCCAACTGACACTCCTTTTATGTCAAATGTTGGAAAAACTACAGCAACAGGAGTACACCATGAATGGCAAACAGATGCCTTAGCAGCAGCAGCTTCTAACAATCACCAAATTGAAGGTGATGAAGTAGCTTTTAATGCTATGGTTGCAACTGTTAGAGTTGGAAACAAAACACAGATTTCAAGAAAAGCTGTGATCGTTTCTGGTACTCTAGAGTCTGTATCTAAAGCTGGTAGAAATAATGAAATGGCTTACCAAATCTCAAAAGCTTCTAAAGAGCTAAAAAGAGATATGGAAACTACTCTATTATTAAACCAAGCTCCAGCTACAGGAAGTGATACAGCAGCAAGAAAACTTGCTGGTATTGAAACTTGGATTGAAGCAAACACTAACCACTCAGCAGCAGGTTCTCCTACTCCAGCAGATCCAGCTGGTAATGGTACTGATGTAAGAGTTATTGGAACTCAAAGAGCCTTTACAGAATCACAACTAAAAGATGTTGTAAAGAAGTGTTGGGACTCTGGTGGAGATCCAACAATGATTATGTTGGGTTCTTTCAACAAACAAAAACTATCTGGTTTTACTGGTGGATCAACTAGGTTTGACCCAGCTGAAAATAAAAGATTAGTTGCTGCTGTTGATATTTATGAATCAGATTTTGGAGCATTAACTGCTGTACCAAATAGATTTATGCAACAAAGATCAGCTTATGTTTTACAACCTGATATGTGGGCAGTTTCTTACCTAAGAGATTTCCAACTACAGGATCTAGCTCAAAGTGGAGATGCACAGAAGAAATTCTTACTTGCAGAGTACACTCTTGAGTCAAGAAACCAAGCTGCCTCTGGTGGTATATTCGATTTAACTACTGCGTAGTTATAACTTTTATGGGGGGGTATTTATACTCCCTCATAATATTCAATAATAATTTTGTTTTCTTTGAAGATTAAATATCGGAACGAAGCAATACAAAAAAAAGGAAAAGACAATGAGAACACTAAACGATTACTTTATAAGTGGAATAATACCAAATGTATCATCTGCATCATCAACTTTTGTTGTTGTGCCTGATGGTGGAAGTATTATCAAAATAATTACACACAATGCAGTTGTTACTACTGGAACAGCAGCCATCTCTTTTGAAATAGGTGGTGTTGCAATTACTGGAAGTGCAATTAGTCATGTAGCAACTGGATCAGCTAACAGAGTTTTAACTGTTGCCCCAACTGCTTTAAATAGAGTTGAAGAAGATGGTACTGTTGAACTTATCACAAATGGTGGTTCATCAAACGCATCAGCTATGGCTGTAACTCTTGTTATCAGAAGATAATTAAAAATTTTGAGGGGATCTTGTCTAGCGATACTTCCCCTCAAATACCAATCAAATAAATAAAGGAAATAAATTATGCCTTATGGGATGGGGAGCTATGGCTCTAAAAAAGGAAGACCTAAGAAAAAAGGTAAAAAGAAAAAATCAAAATCAAAAAAAAAAGGAAAATAAGTTATGAGTTATAATTATGGTTTAAGACCTGGAGCTACACAAAAAGTTTCTTTTACTGCTGCAAGTATTAGAACTGCAAACCCTCTAGGATCAGATACAGAATATGTAAGAATATCTGCTACTAAAGCTTGTCATGTTAAAATTGCTGCTGGTGGAACACAAGCAACAGCAGTTGTAGATGGTACAGTAAGTTCAAGTGCAACAGTTAATTTTAATGGTGTTGTTAATGGATTATCTGAAATTAAAGTTGGGCAAATAGTTGAGGGTACTGGAATAACTGCCCTTAGAACAGTTGCAACAATTGTAAGTGCAACAAGAATTACTTTAAGTGGAACAGCATCAATTGATAATGATGTAGTTATAACTTTTATTGATCCTTTAGCTCCTGTTGCAGTTGTTACTGATATGTATTTACCAGAAAATGAAATTGAAATTGTTAAGTGTGAGCCAAACTCAAAAGTAGCTGCAATCAGAAATACTTCTGCAAGTGGTGATTTATTTGTTACTGAGATGACAGGCTAATTTTGGCAAAGCAGAATTTTAGCAGTTTTATTCCTAGAGATAAACCACCTAAAAGAAAAGGTGTTCATAAAAAATCTCCTTCAAAAAGTGAGAAATTAAATATGAAACTTACTAGATATAAAGGTCAGGGAAGATAATGGGAAAACTTAGAGTCGATAATGATGGTGTAACAACAGAAACTTTTCATGATAACGAAGATAAAGGTGTTATCCAAGAAAGAGCTGTTGATATAAAACCAATTATAGATCACAATAAAAAACTATACACTCAGAATGATGGTTATTCACCTGATAAAGGGTTGAAAAGAGTAGCATCAGTACCTTCTATTGTCCTTGAAATATGGGCTAAAGAATACAATGGCGATATGAACAAAGGTAATTGGTTTGGTTTGCCAAAAGAAGTTCAAACAAAAATTCTCAAAGAAAAATTAAACAGTTCTGATTATAGATATTTTAGAACAGCACCAGGAAGATTTTAATGGCATTAAGTACATACACAGGATTAAAAGCATCACTTGCAAATTGGTTAAACAGATCAGATTTAACAACTGAGATAGGTGATGATTTTATTAAATTAACAGAAGCTGACTTTAATTCTAAATTAAGAGTTAGATCAATGATAACTCAAGTTAGTATAACTGTTGATGCAGAAACTGCTGCACTACCAACTGACTTTTTACAAATTAGAGATTTTTATATTTTAGCTGGTCAAACAAAAACTCCATTGATTTATTCAACACCAGCAACAATGGATGCAACAAGTGGAACATCAACTACTGGCAGACCAAGTACATTTACAATTTTAGGAGATACAGTTAGATTCTCTCCAAAACCAGATGCAACTTACACAGCTAAAATGAATTACTTTAAAAAATTCCCAGCTTTAAGTTCATCAGTTGCAACAAATTATATTTTAGAAAGTCATCCAGCAATTTATTTGTATGGATCATTATTTCATGCAGCAAACTTTTTAGGTGGTATCAATCCACAACAAATCCAAACTTGGCAACAAATGTATGCAACAGCTATGGAACGATTAGAGTTAAACGATAGAGAAGATGAATACAATGGAAGTCCGTTACAAGTTAGAACTGTAACCTCAGTAAGATCTCCATTTGTTTCAATTTCTTAACAACAGGAAAAAAAAATAATGCAATTACCTTTTGGCGAATGGCTACCAGATCAACCAGATCATTTGAATCCTGGTGCAACTGTGGCGACTAACGTCTACCATGCCCAAACTTCATACAAGCCTGTAAAGGGTTTAGTATCTTATAGTGGTACATCAACAGTTACACAAAATGCAAAAGGTGCTGGATCGTTTCGTAATAATGAAAACACAGTATTCACTTTTGTAGGAACAGAAGATACTATTTATCAACTAGCATCTGGATCTTTTGTAGATAAAGGAGCTGGTGGATTATTTTTAACTACAGCTAAAGCTACTTGCACAATTACAGTTTCAGATTATGCAAATATTGGAGCTAGTAAAACTATTACTTTAAAAAAAAATGATGCTTCAATTGTTGTATTTACTTCAACAACTGGCACAGCATCTGGCACTCAGTTTAAAGTAGAAACAAATAATAATACAACAGCAACAAATTTAAAAACTGCAATTAATGCTCATGCTGATTTTACAGCAACAGTTGCAGATGCAGTAGTGACTGTAACAAGAGCAGCAGTAGGTAGATTAAATTTAACTAATGTTTCATCAGATACTGTAAGATTAACAACAACAAATTTTATTGGTGGAACTCCTTTAAGTGGAACTGCTAATGACTTTATAACTTTTACTCAATTTGGTAATTTTGTAATTGCTACAAATGGTGTAGATGTTCCTCAATATTTTTTAATGGGTACATCAACAGGATTTGTTAATTTACAAGCTCTAGCAGACGCATCAGGTTCTGGAACAGTACCAGCTAAATTTAGAGTTTCAGGTGTGATAAGAGATTTTTTAGTAACTGGTAATATAGAGGGTGCAAAAAACAGAGTTGCATGGTCAGGATTAAATGACATTTCAACATGGGAAGCTGGTGTTAAATCATCAGATACTCAAGACTTGCCAGGCTCTGGTGGACAAGTAGTTGCAATAACTTCTGGTGAAGTTGGATATGTTTTTAGACAAGATCAAATTATAAGAATGGATTTTGTTGGAGGAGCAACAATATTTCGTTTCTCAGTAATCTCTCCAAATAGAGGAGCTGTATTTGGACAAACAGTTTGCCAAGACAACAGACAAATTTTCTTTTACGCATCAGATGGATTTTTTCAAATCAATGGCGATCAAGTATTGCCGATAGGAGCTGAGAAAATAAATAGATTTTTTGATAGTGATTTAAATAAAGCATATACAGATAGAATTACTGCTGCTGTTGATCCATTTAATACTTTAGCAATTTGGTTATATCCCTCAAAAGATAATCCAAACACAACTGGTATTTGTGATAAAATGTTAATCTATAATTATGTAACTCAAAAATGGTCAATTGCAAAAATTAAAGCATCACAAATCTTTAAACAATTTGTAGTAGCTAACACAGTTGAGTTAATGGATATTAT